AGGGCTTGCAAGGGCTTAAAACAGGCAAGAAAAAACCCGCACTTGGCGGGTCTTAGTTAGTGTGTGTTAACTTATGATGTTAGGTTTTCACAAATTGACATGGCATTGTTGATTTCTTGCATGAGTTGGGTTTCTTGGTCTTCAGTCATACCCATGTCTCGCAATTCCATAATGGGCATTTCCCCTTCTGTGATTGAGCAATCATAGGCATTCTCAATTCCCCAAGGGCCAAAAATAATATCGTCAACTCTAATATCAAAACAAAACCCTGTTTCATCAATTGATTCCAATGTTACAAAACTGCATTTCTGCATAATTTTGTCGTTGATTTCTTTAATTTGATTGTTCATATAAGCCTTTCAAAAGTCTAATGATTGTGCGGTGATTTTGAAGTGACAAGCGATGCCGCTATCGTTTTGGGCTTGCCTAATGGCTTGCACAATGATTCCCAATTGAGCAAAATCAGCAACGCATAATTTAAGCTCTCCAGTTTTATGTTTAAACTTGTCATCTTCAAAGAAATCAATTTTTATATCGTTTAACATTTCAAAGCCTTTCATTTTTTGCGGGTTAGGATGCGGAGAATAAGGGCGAGCACACCGTATATCATGTTTAAACGCCTTGCTCAAGTTTTATCGTTCCGCATTTGTTGCCGTTGCTATCCCGAATAAACTCTTGAAGCTCGTTATATCGTCTGGCATCATGGGCAACTGTTTGCAAAATATCCGCAATTTCACCCCAAGGGTCGTCTTCAAATGCGGAGTTTTCGGTATAAATGGTTATGGTTATTTTGCTCATGCTGTCACCTTGTCAGAAATGGCCCAGCTTGCGGACTCGTAACCCTCAAGCCGTGGGATAGCATCCGAAATAATCGCTTCAATCAGTTTAAACGCGATGGACTCTTCAAAATCATCGCATTCATTTGATTGATATTTCAAGCACTGAGCCGCTTTAATGGCCTGAATTGCAGTTAATATTGGTGCAGCGGGGTCATAGGTTATGGTCATAATTTCATTATCACGATAACGATAATTTACGCTTTTAACATTTTCGTCAAGTAATATCTGAGCAATGGCTTGCTCATTATCGTAAGTTTTTAACTGCTCTTTGCCAAACGGGAAACCTAATTGCCTGTTGAAAAAAACTGATAACTTATGCCGTGAGGCATATCGAACCAGAGCATTTATATGTGTGTCGGAGACAATGAAAGCTGACATTTTGAACGCCTTTTAAAAAGTTAATGAGACCCCAGGCAAAGCCCAGGCCAAAGGGGACATAATCCCCTTAAGCCTTGGTTTTAATTGTCAAACTGGTGGTGCACTATGCAAATCACTTGGTCGTCACGCTTTTGAATTGTCTCGACAATATGGCAGAAATAACCGCCAGGACGATTGGTGTCCCTATAAACCTGAGGCAAAAGCCAGTTGTATGCTTCTTCTTCAGATAGAACATCGTTTAAACAGGTTAGCAAAATATACTGTTGAGAGCCGTCGCAGCCATTGTCGATTGTTCCAATGGTGGTCGCTTTGATTTCAAGTTCGGTGGTGGTGTCGGTGGTCATAATTAAGCCTTTCAAGTTGTCCACATGATGAAAGCCAGGGCCATGAAAGCCAAGGCCGAACCTATAACAACAATTTTGTCAGATGGGTGCATGATGTTTAAACGCTCTCGGTTTGGTTGATGCGCTTGGACTGCACCCAGTGCCAGCCACGCATGAAAACCTCAGGGAAGGCATCGAGCAATTTTTGGCCGTTGCCACTGTCAGCCACAATGTAAGCATCGCCGATGGCCTGAGCAAAAGAACCATGAAGGCCAGTGCGAAGTTCGCAAGCGGAAAGGTAAAACTCTTGAGGGGTCAGGGAATTGTTTGTCGCTTTGCTATCCTTTTGTTTTGCAGGATAGTTATCATAAGCATCATGGATTAGGTTTGTCATTTTGAAAGCCTTTCAAGTTGTTTAAACAGTCTCAGGAATTTTGCCCAGCAGTTTGCCCAGGTCAGTGTGTACCTGTTGCTTCGTGCCTGTCATGCCCATGGATTTGAGAATCTTGTAACAAGATGTGCCACGGCTCATTTTCATGCCTTTGAGTTCGAGGCCCAGGCCACGCCACAGGGTCAGCAAGCGAAAATGCTCGATTTGGTCAGGGTCAGTTAGTATGCTCATGGTTTCACGCCTTTCAAAGTTATAAGGTTTGGCAATATGCCCGTCAACCCTGACCCGCAGGGCTGACAGTCAGACTGTTTAAACGCTTTGCATCTCGCCGTGGTCAGGGCAGTGAGGTGCGCCCATTTCAGCCAGCCACTTGCCCGATGTATAGGCGATATATCCACAGTCATTGCACATGCACTTGAGCATCCGTGTGCTTTGCTTTTTGATGGCATTGGCGGGCACCAGGTCAGCGTGAGGGTACACACCCAGGCGAGCCAGGACAGGCTCAGCCCAGGCCAAGAACTCAGGCCCAGCGACAGTGGCTGTCAGCTTGCCCTCTAAGCCAATGGCCCGAGCCGTGCGCCCGAACTTTGAGCCGTGCCCGTCACCAGGGTGGATGGCGTGGATGAGTTCGTGAGCCAAGATGTCGAGCACCCGCGAACTGTCTGAGATGGTGGGAGAAATGAAAATCTCAGCGTGGCTGTCAGCCGATGCCCGTGATGACCAACATTCTCCGATGCGCCGATTCTTGGCGCTGAGGGCTGACTTTGAGGGGAAGCCACAAGATGACCTGACACGCTCAGGGATGACCTCCCCATGCTGTTTAAACAGTGCTCTGAGTTCTTCGGTGGCCTTGGAGAGCCATTGCTCTCTGGTGATGGTGCTTGTCATATTGAACGCCTTTCGATGGTTGATGACTGAGAGTTTTTTGAGGCTCTCACTATATAAGCATAATAGAATCGTGCCAGTTTTTTTAGATCGTTGATTTTAAACAAGAAAATCAGCAACATGAAAACCCTAATAGTAGTAACCCCTATCTAATATCTCACGATGTGAAATGTAACTCTAAAATATTCCACATGGTGAAATGATATCGGTTAGGGTTAACCCTGATGGTATGTCCAAGATAATTGGTCAGGTTACCTGATAAAGGTGCCTATGCAATTTACGCATAACCGTCCGACCGGTCGGTTAATTAATTCTCAGGGTATTCCATAGTAGGACTTACCCTATCAGGGTTTACCCTTAAGGGTTTGTAGGGGGGGAGGGGGTGTGCGTGGTGTGAGAGATTTTGTGGTGCCTCCCATCCACAAGAAAAGCCAAATTAGACTTTGCTTGTCAAACAAGAGTAGCTTTGGAGAAAAAGGGGGAGCAGTAAAGTACAGGCGTAGCAAGGCAGTCGTAGCAATTCTCATGGTCTTGAGAATCCCTTGACTAGGGTGGGTGTCGTATAGCGTACAGAGTTAAGCAGACTCTGTGGGGCTTCAGGTCGTATTACTGTTGAACAGTGCGTACCGCTTTATAGCCACCGCCCTTACTTCCTGGTGAGGATTTGTTTGGGCAACCGAATATCTCATGCCTTTGAGGGTGCGACTGCCACACCCGACATCCCTTTACTTGTCACGCCAATCAGTTGTATCCGTGTTGGATTTACCTATGTTACACGCTTCACAAAGCACTTGCAAATTGTTTATGTCAAGCTCCTTGTCTGGGTACTTTGATCTGGGGAGAATGTGATCCACATGGATGTAGCCACCAGTTTCCCCACAAGCCTGACACTTCTTGCCAAACTTGACCAAAGCCTTGTACCGAACATCTCGCCATTCTCTTGTCTTGTAAAACTCTTTCCACATTCCTGGCACATAGGCAGGAGGTGGCTCAAAGACTGGAGCCTTCTTGACAGCCTTCTTTTGCATAGCCCAAGCTATTTGAGAAGCCTTCTTGTTTATCAGCGCTTGAATGACAGGACTAGATTCTGCTAATTTTGCTAATGTTTTCTTAGCCTTGGCTGCATCACGCTTGCGCTTTTGCTTATGAGCGTCTATTGCTTTTTGACTGTAAAGGTAAATGCCCATGAAAAAAGCCCTTTAGGGGTGATACAGTCTAGCCCCTGAGTATCCCCAGGGCTGTATCACTTCTAAAAGGCTTATCTGGCTAGAACAGATGATTGCAGTTTACTAGGGTTTACCCCACTTGTCAAACAATGTATAGTTCACCAAACTTCCATAACTGGGTAAAGTATGAATGTGATTGATGCACTGCCAAACAACCTAAAGAAAAAGGGTCGCCCCAAGGGTGCTGTGAACAAGAAGTTCACTATGGCTACCTATGCTGAAAGACCTGCGGCTCTCCTGCCAAAGACTGAAGTCCAGCGCATCAAAGAACTCAAAGACCTCCTGATAAACAGTGCAGGTTCCAATGTCGTTCATAAAGCAATTGAGATTGCTATGAATGATGAACACCCAGCACAGGCGGCTATGCTCAAACTCTGTATGGATCGAATGCTTCCGGTCAGCCTGTTTGAGAAAGAAGGCAAGCAAAGGAATGCCGTTACCATCAACATCACAGGCATTGGTGGCGTAGAGATTGAACCCTTGCAAGATGTGACTGATGTAGAAACAAAAAATGTCTGACCTCAACTTCTCACTCCTTCCTTGGCAACAAACAGTCTTCTTTAAAAATTATTTATGATACAATTAACCATCTATAAAGGATGGATGTATGGAAACAAAACTTTGCTCTAGTTGTGTTAAGTACAAGCCAACCTCATGCTTTCATAAAGCAAAAAAAGAAAAGGATGGCTTTCAGTATCATTGCATTGATTGCAGCAAAAAATATCATGCTAATCGCTATGTAGAGAAAAAAGAAAAAATTAGAAGTCAAATAGAAGAATACAGATCAAAAAATAAAGATAGAGTTGAACAGGCTCAAGCACTTTGGAAAGCAAAAAACCCAGAAAAAGTGCGTCAATATCAGAGGGTTACAAACTTAAAAAAGTTTGGTCTTTCAAATGAATCGTACAACTCAATGGTTGAGCAACAAAAAAATCTTTGTGCCATTTGCAAAAAACCAGAAACCTTTGTACATTCAAGAACAAAAGAAATTGCACGATTAGCAGTAGATCATTGCCACACAACTGGAAAAACAAGAAAATTGCTTTGCAAAAACTGTAATACAGGATTAGGTCTTTTTAAAGATGATTCAAGCATTTTGACATCTGCGGTAAAGTATTTGAAAGATCACAATGTCTGATTTAAATTTTAGTTTGTTACCATGGCAGCAAATTGTTTTTAGCGATAAAACAAGGTTTAAGGTTGTGGCTGCTGGTCGGCGTTGTGGTAAGTCTAGGTTAGCGGCTACTACGCTAATTATTGAAGCATTGCGTTGCCCAGCAGGAAGTGCAGTTCTTTATGTTGCGCCTACCAATGGACAGGCAAGGCAGATCATTTGGGATGTGTTGTTAGAGATTGGACGGGATGTTATCCAAAACAGTCACATCAACAATATGGATATCACCATGATAAATGGTGCAAAGATTTATGTTCGTGGTGCTGATAGACCAGATACCCTGCGGGGCGTGTCTCTTACCTATGCGGTGCTAGACGAGGTTGCCGACATTAAGCCTGAAGCCTGGGAGCAAGTCATCAGGGCTTCTTTGTCAGACAAAAAGGGCAGAGCCATATTCATTGGCACACCCAAGGGTCGCAACTGGTTCTATGATCTGTTCAAGATGGGTCAAGAGGAGACTGATCCTGATTGGAAGTCCTGGCACTTCACGACCCAAGACAACCCATTGATAGACCCAACTGAGATTGAGTCTGCCAAGAAGACGCTAAGTTCCTTTGCTTTCAAGCAGGAATACTTGGCATCCTTTGACAACGCAGGAAGCGATGTTTTTAAAGAAGATTGGATCAAATATGGCGTGGAACCTGACTATGGTAGTTACTTCATTGCAATCGACTTGGCAGGATTTGAAGAAGTGGCTAAACAAGCGGCTAACGCGAAAAAAAGACTAGATGAGAGTGCCATTGCAGTGGTCAAAGTCACTGATGATGGTAAGTGGTTTGTCAAAGAGATTGACCATGGGCGGTGGGATATTCGGGAAACTGCTGCCAAAATCCTGATGAAGATGCGGGATTACAGGCCAATTTCGGTTGGAATTGAGCGTGGGGCACTTAAAAACGCTGTTTTGCCCTACCTCAGTGACTTGATGCGGAAAAATAATGTATATTCCCACATAGTTGACCTAACGCATGGCAACAGGAAAAAGACAGACAGAATTATCTGGAGTCTCCAAGGGCGGTTTGAGCATGGGCGAATTGTGCTGAACTCTGAAGAAGATTGGGATGATTTCACCGATCAACTCTTGATGTTTCCTGCCAATGGCGTACATGATGATCTTCCTGATGCTTTGAGTTATATTGACCAATTGGCTGTAACATCTTACTTTGAGAGTGAAGAAGATGAAGAGTGGGAGCCTGTAGACATCATATCGGGGGTTTAATGGCAACAGATAAGCAAGAAAAGCTAGAGCAAAATGAGTTTTATGAGCCTACTGAGGCTGATAAAGACCTGACTGATTTTGTTACTGACCATTGCAACCGCTGGCGTGACTACAGAGATACCAACTTCCTTCCCGATTGGCTTGAGTACGAGCGAATCTTTCGTGGTCAGTGGGCATCTGAAGACAAAACCCGTGAGTCTGAGCGTTCACGCATCGTAACCCCTGCCACCCAACAAGCTGTAGAAACCCGCCATGCTGAGATCATGGAAGCTATCTTTGGTCAGGGCGAATTCTTTGACATTCAAGATGACATTCGGGATGTGAACAACAACCCCATCGATGTTGGAGTCCTAAAAGCCCAGTTGATGGAGGATTTCAAGCGGGATAAGATTCGCAAATCCATTGATGCCATTGAATTGATGGCAGAAATCTACGGCACAGGCATTGGCGAGATTGTCGTTAAGACTGAAAAGCAGTTTGTACCCTCTACTCAGGCAATTCCTGGGCAAATGGGCCAAGCTGCCATTGGAGTGGTGGAAAAAGACCGCATTGCAGTCAAGATTTCACCTGTTAACCCCAAAAACTTCCTTTTTGACCCCAATGGAACCTCAGTTGATGATTGCATGGGCGTGGCAATTGAGAAGTACATCTCTATTCACAAGATTGTTGAAGGCATTGAGCGTGGAATCTACCGCAAAGTAGACATTACGCCCACTTATGAAGACACTGACCTAGAACCCACCCAAGAGGTGAGCCAGTACCAGGATGAAAAGGTGCTTTTGCTGACCTACTATGGTTTGGTTCCCCGTGAGTATCTAGAGAACCTTGAGGAAAACAAGAATATTGTTGATTTGTTCCCTGAAAGTTCCGCTGCTGAAGAATATTCAGACATGGTTGAGGCCATTGTCGTGATTGCCAACGATGGGCAACTCTTAAAAGCAGAGGCAAATCCTTACATGATGAAGGATCGCCCTGTTCTAACCTACCAAGATGACACTGTTCCCAATCGTCTTTTGGGGCGTGGCACAGTGGAAAAAGCCTTCAATATGCAGAAAGCTATTGATGCTCAGATTCGTTCTCACTTGGATTCATTGGCGCTGACCACCAGCCCCATGATTGCAATGGATGCAACCCGTCTGCCCCGTGGCGCTAAGTTTGAAGTCAAGCCTGGGAAAGCCATTCTTACCAATGGCGCACCTTCAGAGATTCTGTATCCCTTCAAGTTTGGGCAGACTGATGGCAACAACCTATCCACCGCCAAGGATTTTGAGCGTATGCTCCTGCAATCCACGGGAACCTTGGATTCTCAAGGCATGGTGAGTGCTGGTGCTAGAGACATGGGCCAAGGTGGTATGTCTATGGCTGTTGCCACCATCATCAAAAAGTACAAGCGTACTTTGGTGAACTTTCAAGAAGACTTCCTGATTCCTTTCATCCAGAAAGCGGCTTTCAGGTATATGCAGTTTGACCCAGAGCGTTACCCCTCTGTGGACATGACCTTCATTCCTACTGCAACCCTTGGCATCATCGCCCGTGAGCATGAGCAACAAATGTTCATTGGCTTGCTTCAGACCCTTGGCCCCAACACTCCTGTGTTGCCACTGATTCTCAAAGGTGTTTTGGCTAATTCTTCACTGACCAACCGCTATGAACTGATGGAGCAGTTGGACAAGATGAGCCAACCTGATCCACAAGCAGCACAAATGCAACAAATGCAACAGCAGTTGGCTATGCAAGCTGCCCAAGCTCAGATTGCTGTCAATACGACTCAAGCTGAACAGAATCGGGCAGAAGCTGAGAAGTTGAAGGCGGAAACTCAGTTAATGCCTCAAGAAGTGCAAGCAAAGAATATGGCGGCAATGACCAAGAATCTGCCAAACCAAGATGATGCTGGTTCTAAAGAGTTTGATAAGCGGGTTAAGATTGCTGAGTTGATGCTGAAAGAAGCTGACATTAAGAACAAATCCAAGATTGTCGAGTTGCAAATGGCTGACAAGAAGGGCAAAATGTCGAGCGTTGAAGATGAGTTTCTCAATCGTCTTTCCAGGGAATTGACCTAAATGGACATTGCTGACCTTGAGCGTAAGCTAGGAATTGATGGAATCTCTGCTGAACAGCAGATGGAGATCATTACTGCTTTGCAACAGTCTGCCGCAGAGAAGATTGCCAAGGCCAAGAGTGAGTCTATTGGCAAGGGCGCTGAACTTGTTATCCAAGGCTTGAAAAAGATCAAGTCGGACATGGAGCAAAAGTTTGCTCAGTTGAATGGCGAGATTCAGAGCAAAGTTGCCTCTGTACAAGATGGTCAGGATGGCAAGAATGGCAAAGATGGAAGAGATGGTAAGCAAGGGCCAGCAGGAGCAACGGGGCCAGCAGGACGAGATGGTGTTCCTGGGCGTGATGGAGTTGATGGCGCTGATGGTATATCTGTTCAAGATGCCAAAATTGACTTTGATGGCTCTTTGGTTATCACTTTGTCTGATGGGCGCGAGTTGAATGTTGGTGAGGTTGTTGGCTCAGACATTGCTGAGAAGATCAGAGTTGTTAACACCATGTCCACAAATTCTTCAATTACATTGAAGGATGAGGGAACATCAGTCACAAGTGCGGTTAAGAGCATTAACTTTGTGGGTGCAACTGTTACCGCTACAAATTCAGGTGATGATGTAACTGTTAATGTGAGTGCAGGGACGGGAACTGTTACTAGCGTTGCTTTATCAGGTGGGACCACAGGACTCAGTGTTACTGGAAGTCCTATCACCACTACAGGTACGATTGCCTTGGCAGGTACTTTGGTTCTTGCAAATGGTGGTACAGGTGCAACTACTGCGGCTAATGCTAGAACCAATCTGGGATTGGTCATAGGAACAGATGTTCTATCTCCAAGTGGCTCGGCTGCAAGTCTGACCTCTTTCCCTACTTTCAACCAAAACACCACTGGCACAGCATCTAATGTGACGGGTACTGTTGCGGTTTTAAATGGTGGTACAGGTGCAACTACTACCTCTGGGGCAAGAACTAACCTTGGCTTGGTGATTGGTACTGATGTATTGGCTCCCAATGGATCAGCGGCATCTTTGACCTCATTTCCAACATTCAACCAGAATACCACTGGAACTGCGGCATCTACACCTAAACTCTTGACTACAAACTTCACGATTGAAGAAAGTGGTGGAAAGTTGATATTCAAGTATGGGGCAACGACAATTGCATCAATGGACTCAACTGGATTGATTACCTCTTCTGCAAACATTGTCTCCAATGGAACACCTTAAAGGAAAATTATGGCAACCTCAACACTAGGTTCTGGAACACTTGTTCTTGCTGGAACCACATCAGGCACTACTACAGTCACGGCAACTGCGGTGGCGGGTACTACCACTTTGACGCTTCCTGCGGCTACTGACACTTTGGTTGGTAAAGCAACCACTGATACGCTGACTAATAAAACGCTGACGGGTGCGGCAATGAATGGTACTTTGGGGGCTACTACTCCAAGTACAGTAGCGGCAACCACACTCACCACATCATCGACTGTTACGCACAATGGCGGCACTGCTAATGGCGTGGCTTATCTTGATGGCTCCAAGGTGCTGACCACGGGTAGTTCTTTAACTTGGGATGGCACGAATTTAACTGTAAATACGGGTACTGTCTCTGCAACTTATGGAAAACTTACTGTTGCTGGCGGCATAAGCATTACACCAGACTCATCATCCAAATTTCAAATTGGCAGATACAGTGCGGGTGCGCCTTACAGCTACATCAAGATGGGGTCAACATCGTCTGGTTTGAAATTCACAGACCCTGCGGATTCAGTAGATTTAATGACTCTTAGTTCAACTGGTGCTCTTGCACTTTATGGCGCATCAACATCAGCCAACGGCGTAGGCATCACCTTCCCCGCGACCCAATCAGCATCAACTAACGCAAACACGCTAGATGATTATGAGGAGGGGACTTGGAGTTCGTCTGTGGGCTTTGTTTCATCAGGTTCCAATCCGTCAGTTACATTTAATTATGTTGTTGCCACTTACACCAAAATTGGCAGGGTTGTTACTTGCGGATTGCGTTTTTCAATAGCATCGGTTGTAAGTGCTGGTAGCGGTGGTTATTTACAAATTTCCGGCTTTCCATTTGCGGCAGATACCACCGCTGGAAATTGTTACTGTGGAATTATTGGCTGGAACTCAAATGGCAGTTGGACTACAAATCAACCAAATAGTTGGGAAATGGAAAGTAACCAAACTAAAGCATTTCTGCATTACATAAATTCTGTTGGATCAACATTTGATATGGTTCCGGGGAATATAGTGGCTGGGGCCATATTTGAAGGTTCTATAACCTATGTATCGTCAACTTAACTTTTAGGAAAACACCATGTCACTCACCAAATCAACCACTGTTGACCAAATTACCGTCACCGAAAACGGCACTGTTCTCTATCGTGAAGCAACACGCATCATGGAAGACGGCAACCAGATCAGCCAAACTTACCACCGCACAAGCCTCACGCCGGGGCAAGACTTGACGGGCGTACCTACCAATGTCGTTGCTCATTGCAATGTGGCTTGGACTGAGGCAGTCATTGCGGCTTATCAAGCGGCACAAGCTGAAAGCGTTGGCGCATGACCCCAGAACTTCAGAAATATTATGAAAGTCGCTTCTCTATGATGGGAAGTGATGGGTGGAAAGACTTGGTGGAGGATATTGACACCATGATTGCATCCCTGAATAATATATCTGTGATTTCTGATGAACAAAGCCTACAATTCAAAAAAGGTGAACTTTCTATACTAACTTGGCTGAAAACCTTGAAAGAGGCAAGCGAGAGAGCATACGAGGAACTCAATGAAAAGAATGTTTGATTTTGCCTGTGCAAACGGGCATAAAACCGAAAGACTGACTGATTATGAGTCAACCAGTTTTAGGTGTGAATGTGGTGAAACAGCCAACCGCATTCTTTCTGCTCCAAACTTCAAACTAGAAGGGTGGTCTGGTTCTTTTCCATCAGAGCATGGAAGGTTCGAGAAAAAACACCTAGATCAGTTGAAGTGGGAGCAAAAGCACAACTCATAAACAGCAATGTCGAGTTGATTCTCCTATAACCGAAACGGCAGGAAAAAGGGATAATATGTTGATTGACCAAGAACCCGAGATGAAGAGTGAGTTGGAAGCTGAAGAATCCAAGCTATCTGACACCATTGCGCCAGCAAGCCCTGGACTCCCTGATAAATACAGGGATAAAAGTCTAGAAGACATTGTTCGGATGCACCAAGAAGCTGAGAAGTTGATTGGCAAGCAAGCGCAAGAAGTGGGAGAGGTAAGGAAACTCGCTGACGAACTCATAAAGCAGAACCTCAGTTCAAAGCAACAGACTATTAAAGAGGAAGAGCCTGAAGTAGATTTCTTTGAAAATCCACAGAAGGCAGTTCAGAAGACTATTGATAATCATCCTGATGTTCTCGCAGCCCGTCAAGCGGGTGTGGATTTCAAAAGGATGCAGATTCAGCAAAAGCTAACGCAAGAGCATCCTGACTACAGTCAGATTGCTCAAGATCAGGACTTTGTGAATTGGGTGAAATCCTCGCCTGTTCGCCTTGGTCTGTATGCAAAAGCAGATGGTGAGTTTGATTACGATAGTGCCAATGAGTTGCTGTCTACTTACAAGCAGTTGCGTGGTGTCAGGTCAAAGCAGACTGAACAAGCGGGTGAAACCGCCAGGAAGCAGAGCATGAAGGCCGCACAAGTGGATGTTGGTGGAACTGGTGAGAGTTCAAAGAGGGTTTATCGTAGGGCTGACCTAATTCGGCTGAAGATGACAGAACCTGACAGATACGATGCTTTGAGTGGTGAAATCATGCAAGCATACGCAGATGGACGGGTTAAGTAACTTAACTTTCGTTTCTTAGGAGAAACAACATGGCAACAGCATTTTCCCCCACCAATTCGGTGACAGTAACCACAGCAGACAAATTCATTCCTGACATTTGGAGTGATGAGATTGTTGCGGCTTACAAGAAAAACTTGGTTCTTGCTAACCTCGTTATGAAGATGAACTTCAAGGGCAAGAAGGGCGATACGATTCATATCCCCGCACCTACCCGTGGTTCAGCATCTGCCAAGGCCGCAGAAGCCGCAGTCACTTTGATTGCAGCTACTGAGTCTGAAGTGAACGTGTCGATCAACAAGCACTATGAATATAGCCGCTTGATTGAGGATATTGTCGAGGCTCAAGCCCTGAACAGCTTGCGTAACTTCTACACCTCTGACGCTGGTTATGCCTTGGCTAAACAAGTTGATACCGACTTGGTTCAGTTGGGTCGTTCTACCAATGGTGGTGCAGGTACTAATGCTTACGCAACTGGTGCGTTCATTGGTGGCGATGGTACTTCTGCTTATGTTGCCGCAAGCAACAATGAGTCAGCACTGACCGATGCCGCCATTCGCCGCACTATTCAGCGTTTGGATGACACCGATACCCCTATGGATCAGCGTTTCTTCTTGATTCCTCCATCAAGTCGCAACACCCTGATGGGTCTGGCTCGTTACACTGAGCAAGCCTTTGTGGGCGGTACTAACAGTACCATTCGCACTGGTGAGATCGGTAACTTGTATGGCATTCCTGTGTTTGTCTCAAGCAATTGCGACACTGCATCAGGTTCTGCTGCCGCACGAGTTTGTCTCATGGGTCATCGCGATGCAGTGGTTTTGGTTGAGCAAGTTGCTGTTCGCTCACAAGTTCAGTACAAACAAGAGTATTTGGCTACTCTGTTTACCTCTGATACCTTGTATGGCGTGCAGATTCTGCGTTCAGCCGCAAGCGTAAGTGCAGCCAAATCTGCATCTATGTTTGCACTTTTGGTTCCCGCCTAATTGCAGTTGCGCCCCCTGCCCTAGTGGTGGGGGGACTTTTTTAACCTAATTAGGAGAAATCAAAATGGCAGCAGCAACCGCAGTCGTTTCCCGCCGTGGTAACGATCAATTTCGTGGCCTGTTTACAGATACTTGGGATGTTTCCTGTACTTTAGATAGCGCCTCAATCGCTACTACTGCTACGGCTACTGACACAGTAACTGTTCCAGGCGTTGCTTTGGGTGACATGGTTCTTGGTATGTCAATTGGTGTGAGTGAAGCAGGATTGGTTCGTAGAGCCTATATTTCTGCCGCTAACACTGTGACTATTGTGACCTACAACCCAACAGCAGGTTCAGTTGACTTAGCCTCAACCACATTGCAAATTGTGATTGGTCGGGCAGTGCTTTGAGAATAGGGGGGTTCGTCCCCCCTTTCTTGTTTTGGAGTTAATCAATGGCAACTTTTCGCTGTCTTCAGTCTGGTAACACAGTGAGTTTTACCTTGCAACATGACATTGACTCAATGAAGGGTCATCAGGGTTATGTTCGTATTGATGAACAAGAAGTGTCTGACATTCCTGATGAAGTGAGGAAAGATACTCCCTTCATGCCGCCAGTTGTACGGCGCATGGGTCGCCCAAGGAAAGTTGCAAATGTCTGATATAGACGCTAGAGATTTTGGAAAGCTGGAGGCTCAAGTTGAGGCTCTCCAGGCAGAAGTTCACTCTTTGAGCAAAGATGT